CCAGTCTTACTCACCGCAGTTGGCAATGTAATTGTCTTCCCTGATGCAGTAACATTGATACAATAGTCAGCAGGGAAGAGAGTGTAGTTTGCGCTTTTAGCAGCATAACTGAATATAATGCCACCCGAAATCGAAGCTCCAGTTCCCATCGAAATCGATTGATTTGCTGATATAGAAAGCCCTGCGTTAAACAACATCGTTGGTATTGCACCAAGATATGAGCCATTCCAATACAACTTATTGTCTGCTACTAAAGCTCCAGTGCTATCAAGATACGCAAAACTGTTTGTTGTAAATATCAACGGCGAAAAGAGAAACTTACGCATCGTTCCGAAACTATCGCCACCAAAAAAATTATTCCCATATCGTAAGATTCCACCAATTACATTAGGAACACTAGATGAGTCTGCTAGTTGAATTGATGCCTTATTATTATCTCCTCCTGCAATGCGAAGAATTCCGTTGCCTGTGCTGCTAGTCCCGATAGCAGTTCTACCATCGTTAGTAACAAGCCATCTAGTTATTAGTGAGGAATTGGTAATTTGAATAGCACCAGTTTGATCTGGTGCTGTTGGGTTCTGGGATATTAGTAGCGCAATATCACTTCCATCTTTTGGAGCAATGCATACGGATGATTGCGGATCTGCATATGACCACGTTCCGTTGTTTCCGAAAAAAGCAGTATCATAAGATGCGCTAAACAATGAAACCCATCCACCACTTCCGCCTTTGAATCCCAATACTCCCGAATAGGAATTTTCATAATTCAAAAAGGTTTGTGCGCCAACAATAGCGGGAGTACCAGTTGGTGTTTTGATTAGAAGATTGCCAGTATTACTTTGCACAAAGAATTGAGCAGATCCATCAATTCCAAATCGCCCGACTTCAGATGTAGAACCACCGCCAGAAACAACATAATCAAATACCGCATAGTTCAAAAGGGATGGATATGTATTGCGGATAGTTAATGTGCCAGGGTTACTAGTGGATGTGCAACTACGCTCTACAATCGCACCCGTTACAGGAATGCTAGTTGGAGCAATCGTTGAACTGTCTGCCCAAGCAGCTACTATTGTATCGGTATAGGTTGTATTTCCCTCAATGTGATATACTACAGATGCTCCAATCGTCCGCTTTAGTTTATAGGAAGCTCCGGCGACGCTGGCCCATGCCAATACCACAACATAGTATTTACTATTGCTTGGATCTGTTGTTGTTACAGTAATTGGAGTTGCTGAATAAGCAGTTACACCATACGCATTTTTTGATGAATATGCAGCATAGGTTCGATTGAGATTCGTTCCATTACTTAAAAACCCGAGTACACTAGGAGATACATTACTTGAACCAATACCAGTTAAAAATTGATAAAAGTTAGATACAACTGCCGCATCATAAACAGAACCAATCCGGTATGATGTTTCAACAATTTTGAAGTTTGTTGCATTACCCCCAGAAGGCAATGAATGCAGTAAAATATATGGAGCTGAATTTGGACAGGAAATATTATAAGTATAACCACTGTTTGAATACTTAACTGCGGGAGAAACTACTTTCCCGTATAAACCAAAACTTCTGTAGATTCCCGTAAAAGAAGATATATTTGGTTTTGATGTAACAGTATTAAACCCTGAAATATTTCCATTTGAATTGGCTCCAACATCTTCTTCATAAATGTCATTTCCATCTTGAGTAACAACTACGACTCTACCTTGTCCATCTCCTATCGAAGTGCTCCAGAAAATGTCGAATGAACTGCTACTGCCGTTATCAGTTCCTAAACTGTATGTGTCTGGCGTAGAAACAAACCACTTTTCTCCAGTTTCGGGATGAATTCGATACTCCCAGATACTAATACTCCAACTACTACCAGTAGCAGTATATGAACCTGCCCCGTAATTAAAAGATGCTGTTGTTGATGACGAACCAGTAAGACTGGTGTTCATTATTGGGAAAGCAATGCTATCGAAGAAAGAAAATTGCGGTACGATTCCAACACTACTACCCCAATCAAAATAACTAGTATTAGTACCAATAGCTCGATAAAGACCATTATACTGTTGGATCATAAATCCATTAGCAGTAGTGGGAGTTGCAAGAGTTACAGAAATAACTAGAGCTTGCCCTGTGTTGCTATCTGTAGCGTAATTAGTATCATAATTAGATGTATAGTAAGTTCCATTAATAAGCTGATATTGCGATACATATGCATCCCAGTTCCCACCGGATTCTGTATATTGAGATACTTCAAAAGCATCCTCGCTTGTAAAATTATCGTCTGTATAAGATGAGGTATAGCCAGCATCCACGGAATATGGCCATGTATAGCCACCATCAAAACTCTTGGAAACTAAAACTCCGTCAAGATTCGAATACGGCGCAGTAAATCCAGTAAGATCTACTTTGAACTGCGTACTCCCATCATTAATTGTATCAGTAAAACTAGTGCTGTAATAAGAAGGAGTACAAACTCTGATCCCATCTATCAATTTATAAGCATAAATTCGATAGTCAATCGTTTGCCCATTACACGTATAATTACCCCCAGAAGAAGTGTTTTGATTAGGTGTAGAATTACTAATGTAATCGATTTGTATTAACGATACGGTTGGAGCTCCAGGCGTTGTCGGACCATATATTGCGGATACAGATCCGCTGGTAGGAGACGTAACTGGAACATCTTCAACGAGTGTTGCGGTAAATGTAGTTGGTGCAGGGATCTGTGTGCCAATAGCACCAGTAACGTGTAATGGAGCTAGCGGCGAAGATTGCTGCACTCCAGTAAACGATTGAGTTTTATCGTAAGTAAGTTGGCTAGCCCCGCCAAATGAACCACCATCATTAAATTGAATGTTGGTTGTGCTACCACCTGGTGACGAAGTTATATCAAAATTACCGGTGAAGGGGTTGAACTTATAAGTCATTAGGATCTCACAACAGAAGTAAGATTGCCGCTGGTGTACCCAAGAGTAAGAGTCGCTACTGTTACGCCCGATAGTTTATACACTACTCCAGTAATATCCGTACCTGTGTATGATAGAACTATTTCGTTGTAAGGTTGATTGACTAATCCCTGAACAATCTCTTGATAAACGCTACCATTCTTTACGGTTGTAGCTACGGGAATGTCAGGATTGACTGCGCCAGCTGAGTTAGAAACTACTGTGCTCATGATTACATATCCTCAATATCAATTCCGACTGGATTGCCTTCACCGTCAGTGATGATAGTTCCTCTGCGCTTCTTTTTGACTGAAGCACGGTCAACAACCATTGGCTTATCTGTTTGTACGATGATGGGGTTTTGCGTTTGCGGAAACTTCTGCAAAGCATCCATGCTAAGGCGAACACGTTCAATCTGTTGCTCGTGAGCCAATCGTGTCTCTTCAAGCATCTTCTCTTGTTGATTGAGCTTGAACTGCATGTTCTTAGCTTCCATCTCCTGCATCTTGAGGAGATTTTGCATACGATTGTTTTCAGTTGCAATCTCAGCCTTCATCTTCTGATTCTCATCCAATGCTTGGACTTTGATCATATCGACTTGAACTGCATTAGCTTTGATCTGAAGCTCTTGCTGTTTGAGAGCAAGTTCTTGTTCTGCAACATACGCCTCAAGTTGTGCTTTCTGTAAAGCCACCTCAGTAAGAAGTTGCTCACGCTGCATCTTGCTCTGCATATCCTGAGCCATGAGCATATTCTTCTCTTGGGTGCTTTGAGCCTCCATCTGCACCACTTGAATCTTGGCTTGGCTTTCCATCTGAGCGATTTGCAGTTTGGTCTGCATCTCCATCTGCTTAGGATCTGGAGGAGGTGGTTGTTTAGCTGCTTCTTCTTTGGCTTTAGCAATCTCACCAATAGATGAAAGAGCACTAGAGAACATACCATCGAGTTCCTTGCCACCTTTGAACTTCTTCATAAGGTGCTGGAACAAGTTAATGCTGAATTCCATAAGTGGAGGATATTGGTCGATAAGACCACGCATCTGATCAAAGAATCCTGATGCAGTAGTCATAAGATTCATAGCTTCTTGCTGCTCTTGACCTTGATCTATAGCAATCATTGAATCTGAGGCGATACGAATCCTATAGCACCGCTTATCCTCGCTTCTGAACAACTCTTCAATTTGACCTTTAATTTGGTCAATTTGCATAGCTGTCATATCGATAGGTGGAGCTGGTGGCATCATTTGACCAGCGCCTTCTGGCATCTCTGGAGCTGGCGGCGGTGGAGGAGGCGGTGGAAGTGCCATCCTAATAAGACGGTTTGCATCTCCAATCTCAAAGATGCGGTCCATATCAAACTCAGATGCTATGATAGTACCGAGCTTTTCGATTCCATCTGAAATGAACTTGGTAAACATGTTCTGACGAACGATGAGCCCAAGTGATGACCATGCTGCTTCAAGCCGATTAGCCGTAGCAGACTTATATTGCTCTGATGTGCCACGAAGGAGATCAGATACTTTCAGTGTCTCATAGAGCTGGTTGAGAGCGGTCTCTCGTGCCTGCTGAAGGATTTGCAAAGCGTTTACATAGTTCTGGATATCCATGAACTCTACACTGCTTGCAAGACCACCACGCTGCTTATACGAGGGCCAGTTGATAACCGGGATGGCTTTAAGGTCGCCAATAAGGAGTTGCTCTACCTGCTGCCCCAATCCTGCATCGTAAAGGAAGTTAGTGCGGATGGCTTGAGTAACGGCATGAATACGAGTTGTAAGACGCTCAACCTCAAGGATCTGGTCTTTGCAATGAACATAGTCAGAAACAGGTATGACTGATTCTGGATCTATGTTTTGTCCGATAACAACGCACGGCCAGAACCCTTCAAAGTCGATAGGTGGATCAGACTCAAGGATAATTCCCTTATCAAGCGGCTTATGAAACCAATAGACCTTATCAGTCTCTTTGCACCAGATTTCCCAAACTTCTGCTTTGCCTTCAAACTTATCGTTATCTCGGTTCCAATCTCGCTTATCTTTCTCTGGAAACGAATCAAAGTGGAGTGAGTCTGATATATCCTGTCCAAATAGCTTTTCAGCTTGAGCACGATTCAAATAAGCTCTACGGGCTCGCCATTCTATTTCAGTCTCATTACGAGCATCTGAGCAAAGGTAGTCATTATATTGAACTACATCGAGGATTGCTGCTTCATCATCTTTCTTCTCAATAGCAACTGAGGCGATTATCATTGTGCCCTGGTTGCTCTTAATATCCTCTGGAGCTACGTCATACTCCTCACCCTCTTCATCGACGTACTTACCTTCAGGACTGATATAAAGAGCTATATCTTCTTTAGTCTCTTCAATCTCTACGTCGTACCTAGCCCATGCAACTGCTCTACCAGTAAGCAAAAGTTGCATAGTTGAGTTGTAACCAAACATGTCAAACGCAAAACATGTGTCCATATCGTATTGAACGTTTCGCTCTAGGACGATTGAACTGAGTTCTTCTACGAGACCGCCAGTACCTTTGCGGAGCAATACTTCTACTTTAGGGGTAGAAGAGAAGTAAGCAGGGGCGAGGGTATTAACGCAATACCACCAGCTATTAAGGCGACGCTCAGTATCATTAACGATGCCTACCTGCTTTTGAGCGTTATAAACACGGATAGACTCTTCTGCTGCTTCAACAAACTTCTTTGAACGCTCCTCCGCTCTGGTAATTTCAGACTTCCAATACTGGCTAGAGAATCTTTTGATTAGCGGCTTTACTTTCATATTTTAGGCGCACTCGCTTGCTGTCGCATTTTAGCAATATAAGACTGAAGTCTGATCATTCCTTTGTTGAAAACCTCTGGGGGTTGCTCCCACTTGCTGTCTATCAACCGTTCTTTACACAGGTAGCGTAAAGCGTCCATTCCATGGTCATTGCCCTTACTATCTGCATCCTCTGGCTTGCGCTTGTCTATAACTAAAGCGGGAAGCGTTTCAAGGAGATAGGGGCAACTGGTAGTAATATACAGTAAGGCAGGTTTAGCTACCAAGCGTTGTCTTATCTGCGACCAACCGGTGATACGGTCGTTATCGGCTCGTCTAAACTGAGGGAATCCATACTTGGCAAACACACCATGAAACTGGTCAGCTATGGTAGGACCACCCTGGTTATTGAATATGGAAGGGTCTGCGGCTGGTATAATGTTCTCTCCAACGGACAGACTAGCTATACGAGTAGCCTGTTCAATGTTGTCTATGCCCTTACCAGCTAGCTCTCGGTAGATAACTATTGCCCCTTTGGGGTAGGGAACTTCATTACCTTTATCATCTCTTCCGCTGCTAACAGCACCCCAGATAGCAGCAAAAGGACTGTGAAAACCCCAATCGTAGCCAAGGTACCTAGGCCAGTGCTTAGGTATGTTAAAAGGTTGGATGATGTGTCTCGAACTGAACTCAGGAAAGTAGCTACCCTCATGTATTTCAAAGTCTCCCTCTAGCCATGCACGAACAAGCTCAGGAGAGCCTACCATATGAAGACGATCTATGTACCCCGGATCTTGCGCTAACAGTATTTGATTATCGTGCACCCTGCTTGGGATATAAATGTAATCAAAGCTCGCACCATTGGGTAAAACCTTAGTAAGAATCTTTCTGCCGTGTGGGGCTGGCTTAATGAATAACTCTTTCAGCCAAGTATGACCTACGCCACCTGGGTTAAAGGTAAGGATTATTTGCCCTCCTTCTTTACCTCGTAAAGCTCCAAACAGTTTCCAGATAGGAGAAGGATCTCCGTAATTTCCGGCTTCTTCAATAGCAGCATGGGATAGGTTCTGTCCTTGATACTTCTCAGCGTCCGAATCGTCACCAAGAGGTCTGAAGCGGAGTCGGGCTCCATTCGGAAAAGTAAATTGCTTTTTTTGGTCCTGCCAATGCGCCCTAAGCGGCAAGTAAATCTGCTTAGCTCGTTCAATAAGGTCATCAGCTTGCGGAAGCTCTTTACGAAAAAAGATGGCATTGAACGATTCTCCTAACTGTTGTTGAAGGATAGCAAACTTACCCAGAACGCCATCGGTCTTACCCCCACCTCGTGCACCACCAAAACCTATAAGCGTAATAGGGCAATGAACCAGCATTTCCTGTGCGCCAGGCTGGGGAGACCAAACTATGCGTTCCTCAATCTCACTCATCTGTTTGAGCTATAACCTTATGGCCAGTAGTTATGACTGCGTTATCCCCATATATACGCTCTACGGAGCATTGAGGATTTTGGCAATAGAAATAACTGTCCCTACCATCTTGAGTGAATACAGTGCTTATATGCTTGCACCAGGGGCATCTGCGGGTCTGTTCTGGTTCTTTCAAGCTATGCTCAATCCCCATTATTCCTCAGGCGACTTAGGTAGTGGCATCCAGTGGGTAATATCAATATGCTCGTATTTCCCAGTTTTTGGGACATGATTTACAGCGTCTTCCTCAAACTCTCTTACATAAACAATCCAGCGATTGCGAGATGGCCTTACGTAATTATCATTAATAAACCCTATCTGTACTCCAAAAGTTTTATGAGAAACTAATACCATCGTTTTAGGTTCTGGATTTTGTTCTTTTACGCTGATCCAACCGTTAGAATTATTCGAAGAGTTGCAACCATCCGGCTTTTCCGGAGAGTTCGACTCCTTTGCGGCTTGGTAGCCAGCGACAAAACCCTCAACAAAGACACCGCTGTGAGCTGTGCGTTCATGCAACCTGTCAGCATAATAATGCGCCAACTCTTCAGGTGTTTTGCTCATACTTATCCCCAAACACGGTCGTAATACTCCTTCTTTACCTGATGCCGGATATAGCAAAACCTATAGCCACACCAACGCTTGGCACACTCAACAAACTTATTACCTGTAACTTGAATCCCCAAATCCTTACACTTGGGACAACGAAAATAGACTAATCTGTCCTTCATACCCTCATACCCTCTAGGCACTACGCCTTATATCACTCCTCATCAGAATCCGTATCGTTATTCAGATACTTCCTTTCAAACTCTTCACGGCTCAACGGCTTAGCACTCACAACAGCGTTTACCGTCCCAACATGCTCAACCACATTCGCCTCAGTCCATCCCAACTTAGACTTACCCAAATACATAAGCACTTGAGGGTTGCCAGCCATAGCTTGCTCCATTAACCCCCTAGCAACTACCTCCTGCATACCAGCCTGACCAGCAGCATACTCCTCGCCATACCACTTCGTTAGCTCATTGGGACTAAGCCTAGCCGCTATAGCTACCGCTGTCTTACTTAACCCAAGCCTAGCTAACCGAGTAACCATCGCACTCGTATCACCATCCTTCTCATACCGCTGATTAGAGTAATCCTTCCTCCTGGGCGGTTGCTTAACAATCACAGGCTCTACAGCAGTCTCAACTTCAGGATTTTTAAATTTTTCATCGTCGCTCATACGTAACCCTCCGTTTAAACCAGTCCCAAAATCAACTCTATCAGCTACAACATCAATCGCAGCCATAATCCTCTCAGTCAATTCTTCATCAGTCATAAC